GTTTACCACCGTGTTGTTTGGTGGGGTTGACGGCTTTGACGTTACAGAGCGCAATCCTTTCCGCAACGGGGGGATTAGCACTACTGCTACTGAACAGACAAGCTATGAGTTGGCTTCGCTCAAACGGGCAATCAACATTATTGCGGATGCCGATCAGGTTCAATACAACTTGGCAACAATGCCAGGCGTGACCGTTCCTGCTGTAACAAACCACCTCTTGGACACCGTGGAAGACCGAGCCGACGCCATGGCGATTATAGATATTGAAAAGGTGTATACAGCAGATAGCGAAAACTCTGCAACCGCTGAGGCTCGCAACAGCTTTACAATCAAGCAGGCTGTAGATACGCTGATGTCAAGGAATATTAATACGAGCTACGGCGCAACTTATGCCCCGTGGGTATTGATCCAAGACACCATCACAAATCGCACTTTGTGGGCTCCGCCTTCGGTTGCCGCCCTGGGCGCACTGTCTCATACGGATCGCGTCGCGGCTCCGTGGTACGCCCCCGCTGGCTTTGCCCGTGGCGGCTTAAGCGAAGGTGCGGCTGGTATTCCGGTCCTGGATGTATCGCGCCGCCTTTCATCGGACGAACGCGACTCACTATACGATGCGAACATCAACCCGATTGCCAAATTCCCCGCTGAAGGGATCGTGATCTTCGGACAAAAAACCTTGCAGCAAACGCGATCGGCGTTGGACAGAATTAATGTTCGCCGCCTGATGGTGTACCTGAAGCGCGAAATTTCTTTCATCGCCTCACGGCTGCTCTTCGCACCCAACACCCGCGATACTTGGACTCGTTTTACGGGGCAAGCTACTCCTCTGTTGGATGCGGTGAAGGCACAGTTTGGTATTCAAGACTTCAAGTTGATCCTTGACGAGACGACGACAACGCCGGATCTCATTGATCGTAACATCATTTATGCTAAGCTGCTTGTGAAGCCTACTCGCTCCGCTGAGTTCTTCGCTATTGATTTTGTCATAACGAACAGCGGCGCATCGTTTGAAGACTAGAAAAAAGGTTTTATAGAACTATATAATACGAGGAGATAATAAATCATGGCGGAGCTTTTCTGGTCAAATGTTAATGCTGATCCAAAGCGTCAATATCGGTTTACCCTAAACATTGGCAACATCCCAGTCTGGACAGTCAAGACTGCGACAAAGCCGAAATCCAATATTAATGTTGTGGAGCACAGCTTCATCAACCACACTTTCAAATATCCCGGCAGAGTCACTTGGGACAACATTACCGTTACCCTCGTAGATCCTGTGGAACCTGATCTCGCTATGACCTTCTTGACGGCTCTTCGTAATTCTGGGTATCAATACCCGGACACCTCCAACGTCCGTGGAAGTATCAGCAAAAAGAAATCTGTAGAAGATGGTGTAGGTAGCATAATTCTTCGTCAAATTGATGCCAACGGTACCCCCGTAGAAGAGTGGTTCCTCAAGAACCCTTGGCTTGTGAGCATTGATTACGGCGGGAACTTGGACTATACGTCCGACGAGATGAACGAAATTACGGTGGAGATCGCGTATGATTGGGCAGAACTGAAATCGTTGCCGAAGCCATACTCTCAGCCCGTTCCTTCTCCGAGAGCTTAACATCTAAAATACTTCCTGTTATACTGACACATACTGTGCCATTGATAGGACGAAAGGTTATAACAAGTGAATAGAAATCATGATCGCTTTGCCGCTCCGGGGGCTGTTCCCGACGAAGGAACGCCCACCGCAGCGCATTCCCCCGCACCCGAAACACCCGGCTTCAACTGGTCCGTCCCTACGGAGTTTGTAAACCTCCCCTCTCAGGGACGGTTTTATCCCGAGGATCACCCCCTGCATGGCGTGGAGGCTCTGGAGATTCGCTACATGACAGCGAAGGAAGAAGACATCCTAACCTCCCAAGCCCTCATTAGGAAGGGGGTAGCTATTGAGCGCCTTCTACAGAACGTAATAGTAGATAAATCATTTGCCGTCAATGATCTTTTGATCGGAGATAAAAATGCGCTTCTGGTAGCCACTCGGGTAACGGGCTATGGCGCTGAGTACAGCACCAATGTTAGCTGCCCGAGTTGCAATAACACCGACGAACACACCTTTGATCTCCAGAGCGGCGAAATGACCGATGTTGGAGAGGCGGCTGCTGCCTTTAACGGAACACTTACGGAGCACAACACCTTCCTAATCACCCTTCCGATGACCGACGCCACAGTAGAGTGCCGTTTGCTCACTGGAGCCGACGAACTGCGTCTCCAAAAAGAAAGTGAAAGAAAGGCACGGCGCAACATTGAGGAGTCATCTCTTACGGACCAGTTCCGTGCCTTTATTGTTTCAGTGAACGGGGATACTTCTCCCATTACGATTGCTTCTTTTATCCAAGCAATGCCAGCACGAGATTCTCGCATGTTGCGCGGGTTCTATAGTGCCATTGTACCTTCCATAGACTTATCTCAGACTTACAACTGTACTTCGTGCGGCTATGAGGCGGATATGGAGGTTCCACTGACCGTGGACTTTTTTTGGCCTAAGTGATGAATACAAGCTGGGCGTCTACGAGGAATTTTTTGCTCTAAAATATTATGGCGGCTGGAGTTTTTTTGAAGCTTACAACCTGCCCATATTGATACGTCGCTGGTTTATTGATCGGCTCCTAGAAGAGAAAAACAAAGAGAAGGAAGCTTACGAAAGTTCTTCTCCCCGCAGAAGCTAAAGAAATGTTAAGTACAAACTATTTAGAAAGTAGGGCTGTGCTCTATTAAGGGGGGGTGTCTATGCTGACTGAAGACGAAATCAAAACTATGGTCTTTGACTTGGGTGCCGCTCGTAAGGGCGAACTCAACGAAAACATTCTCCACGTTTTTGCGGCGTGGATTCAATATCTTCTGTCTAAGATGTTCAAAGGACGCCGAATTCCTGTCCGCGTTCGGGGAAATAAAATAGAAGTAGAACGCTTTACCGACGCCCTGGTCAACGAAAAAAGATATATGAACTATATCAAAAAGTATGGTCTTGATGATCCCATGACGTATAAGCAGAAGGCAAAGTTAGACGTAGCCATCAAACGCTTTGAGCGCGAAGCGGGAATCAACTGGCCCATCCGTAACTAAAGAGGTGGGGGCTCGTGGCTGAAGATCCAAATAAACCTCAGCGATTACGAGAGCTTGAAAAAGCTCAAGCTGCACTTAATAAGCGCATTGCGGAGTACCGGCAGGAACTTGCTGATCTCAAAGATGTAGAAGCGCAACAGGGTCAACTCACCGAAAAACAGACCGCAGATCGCATAAAACTTCAAGCTGCGATTGTAGAAGAAAACAAATCACGAAAAGACCTCACAGCCGAATTAGACCAGCAAAATAAGGCTTACGAACAACAGGCAGAAGCTCTGGCGAAGGTAGAGGCGGGACAAGCTGCGGCGACCAAAACAGCGACCATGTTCCAGGGTGCCCTCAATAACATTGCGGGAGCTTTTCAACAAATAACCGGTCTTAAAATCCCCATGACTGTGGGTGATATGGCAACCGAGTTTTTGGGTTTGGCAACCAAAGTAGACACAGCGTCTAGTTCCTTGAGAAAAGCCACAGGATACACTTCTAAGCTAGACGGCGATCTTATTGCGGCACGCAAAAACACTTATCGCTATGGCGAGTCGTGGGAAGGAACGGCGGAGCGCGTCGCTACCGCTAATAACCAGATTACTCTGTTTGCAGCCCAGTCACCTAAGGTTCGTGGTGCGATGGTGGACATGATGGGAGACCTGAAGGGTGTCGGAATTTCTGTGGAGAACTCCGCTAAATCTATGGATATCCTCTCACGAGGTATGGGATTTACAGCCATGGGGGCGACCAAAGCCACTTATGAATTAGACACCTTAGCGCAGTCTATAGGTATGGTACCTAATGAACTGCTTCAGACTTTTACTAATATGGGTCCGGAACTGGCAAAGTTCGGACGGGACGCACCCAGGGTGTTCCGAAAGATGAGCCGCCAAGCGCGCTCACTGGGCTTAACTGTAGAGCAAGTA